ATTAGAATAGGCGGAAGAGCAAACTTATCAATCAAGAGGTCTTAAATGTACGGCTACGACTACCCAGCAGCAATAATCATTACTAACACTGCAACACATACTGGCAGATTTGGTAAGGTTCACGCTTTGAAAGATTCAGAAGCTACTTTTGTGGCTGAGAACATTACAGAAAATGGATCTGCAACAATTAATGGCATTGAAATGAAAGCCTCAACTGAGGTTTGCGGTGTTATTACAAGTATTACGCTTGCAAGTGGACAAGTTATTGCATATAGATTATGAGTCTTGCTAATGCACTAAAAAAGGCGGCTAGTGCTTCATTAAAAAAGCTTGGCGGTGATGTGACTATCAGGCAAGTAACGGCTGGAAGTTATAACACCACAACAGGAGCTATCACTGAGAGTACATCTGATACAACTATCAAAGGAATTGTAAGCAATGTTGCTCGCAATGAAATAAATGATTTGATTGAGTCACAGGATAAAAGACTTACTATATCTGCTGGTGATCTTACATTTGCACCTACTACAAAAGATAGAGTTGTTATTAGTAGCGTTGAATTTAAAATCATTCAAGTTATAACGAATGAGCAAAATAATACTGCTATTAGCTTTGATCTTATCTTGAGGTAAAGATGACAAGACGCATAAAAATTACACAAGTAAAAGATTTTTATAAAGAACTAATAGTTGATGCTGTTGCTGGAACTACTCTTGAGTGGACAAGAAGAGTTAAAAAAGCAACACCTGTTGATACTGGGAGGTTAAGAGCAGCATGGCAGACACAAATAAAACCACTTGAAGGCATAGTCTCAAATAATGTTGTTTATGCAGAGCCTGTATGCTTTGGTGTTAACTTGCCACCATCATGGGGTGGTAAATATAGAACAAAACAAAAAACTGTTGCTGGTTTTCCAGAACTTATTGGGAAAGAACTTGAAATTTATATAAATAGACAATTTGGGAGGTTCTAAATGGCTGCTACAGATTTAAATACAGTTAGATCCACTATTGAAGCAAGACTTGCAACAGAACTAGCCTCTAGTCCCGCTATACCTGTTGTTTTTAATAATATGGCATTTGATAGCACAACAGAAGATTCTTTTGTTCAATGCATTACAAGCTTTGGTGCTAGTGAATATTTAACAATGGGAGGAACAACTGATTCAGATAATAATGTTGTTGGTTTAGTTTTATTGAATGTATTTACAGAAGAAGGTATCGGGGCAGGGGCTAATTTTACAATTTGCAAAAGGCTAAGAGATTTATATAATAGGGTGACTGTATCTAATGTAATTTTTGATTCACCTATTGGCCCTGAGATTTTAACTTCTAGTCCAGAGGGTAAGTTTCAAACACAAATTAGAATTACCTTTAACATTTACGAGGATCTTTGATCATGCCAAAACTTGAGATAACAGAAGAAATGCTAGACGCAATCGAAGCTGTCAAAGGTGTAAGAGATTCAAGAATGTACGATCCAAATTGCAAAAGATATATGGAAAATCAAAAGACAAAACAAAAAGATGTAAAAAAGTCTGAAAAGAGTTAATATATTTATAAATATTTCTTTTTTTGTTATGGCTGCTGTAAAAGGTGATGTCGGTAAAATAATGTTCCATAATGCTGCTGGAACAGAAGCTGATATATCAGGTCTTAGAAACTGGTCTTTATCTATAACTAAAGACACTCAAGAAACTACAGTCATGGGTGATACAGCAAAAACTTTCGTTGGCGGCCTAATTGCTGGTGAAGGTTCAGCAGAATTAATTTATGACAACGCTGGAAACTCAGACTATCTTGCATTTGTTGAAGATGTATTAACAACAGGTGATGCTGGTGATGCATTGTTTGAATTGTTTCCCGATAGTTCAGCAAGTTCTAAAAAATTTGGTTTTTCTGGAATAATTACAAATGCTGAATATGGAGCAACTCTTGGTGAGATACAGCTTATCAACATCACATTCCAGACAACAGGTGCAATAACTTCAGATATATAGTAAATTTAAAATACTTCGCATCAATTTATGCCAAACAAAAGAACTGTTGATTTAATTGCAGAGTCATTTAAAGACGAAATGACTTCAAGACGCAAATTTGATATAAAAGACTCAAAAGGTAACGTCACTGTAAGTTTATATTTTAAACCTATTACAAGGTTTGATCGTGTAAAAGCTCAACAGCTTGCAGGGTCTGAAGAGGCACTTACTGTCTCAACACAATTACTTTGTCAAATGGCAGAGTTAGAAGATGGTACAAAGGCTTTTAGTATGGCTGATGCACCAAATTTGCAAAGAGAACTACCAGAAAAAATATTAAATGAAATTGAATTATTTTTGCATGATATAACTCTTGATATTGATACAGCAAAAAAAGAATAAAAGGGGATAGCTGGCTCAGATTTGAGTTATTCCTAGCAACAGAACTCGGTAAGACTTTAGAAGAACTCAGAAAATCAATGAGTGAATTAGAGCTTATATATTGGGCTGGTTACTATGAAATAAAGCATGAAGAAGAAAAAACAGAGATACAACGACAAAAACACAATTCAAGGTAATATATAATAAAGGCTTTTTTTATCTGTGGCAGAGGCAGTAGTTAGACTCAAAGTTGATGCGACAAGTGCAAATAGAGCATTAACTGGGGTTCAAGCAAAAACACAAAAACTACAATCTGCTTTTGGTGGTCTTAGAACAGCTATTGCTGGTATTGGTATTGGATTATTAGCAAAACAAGCGGTAAGTACATCTGCAAATTTTGAAAAATTAAATGTAAGACTTGGTTTACTTACAAAAGCATCTGGAACTTTTGCAAAGTCGCAACAAATTGCGGCAGATGCACAGAAAGCTTTTGGACTAAGTGCGACTGAAGCACTTGAGGGAATTACAGATATAACCGCAAGACTTGCTCCTTTGGGTGTTGGTGTAGAAGATATAAAAAGTACATTCTTTGGTTTTAATACGGCTGCTAAATTGGCTGGTGCATCAACCATAGAGGCATCAAACGCATTTAGACAATTGGCACAGGCTCTTGGATCAGGAAGGCTTGCTGGTGATGAATTTAGAAGTATATCTGAACAAATACCAACATTATTACAGCCAATAGCAGATGAGCTTAATGTTCCTATTGGAAAACTTAAAGAACTAGCTGCTGAAGGTAAATTGACAAGTGAAGTTGTTTTGAGATCATTAAGAAAGATTGAGACAGAAGGGGCAGCTTCTTTAGAGGCTTTAGTTAAAGCAGATCCCACACAAGTATTTAAAGATTTATCAAATGAAACAGAAAATTTATCAAGGGCAGTTGGTGATTTGCTTAAACCAGCAGTCATCGAAGGAACAAAGGTTTTAACAAAACTTCTAATAGTTTTAACAGAATTTGTTAACAGTGATGCGGGGCAAGCAACTCTTTTACTTGTTGGGATAGCAGCCGCAGCAAAAGCTATTGCAGTTGCAGTTCCTGTTGCAGGGGCGGCAATAGCAGCTATAACAGTAAAAATAGGCGCATTAAAAATTGCAGTTCTTGGATTATCTGGTGCGATTGCAGCAACTGGTATTGGTGCTTTAGCTATTGGTCTTGGACTTTTAACCACACAAATTATTAAAACTAAAAAAGCACAAAATGAATTAAATGATGCCATTGCAAAAGGTTCTGAAAAGGAAGTTACAAAACAATTAGAAAAACAAAAAGCTTTAAGAGAAAAAATTAACGCAAGAATAAAAAATGCAAACGGAAGAAAAAAAGAATCTTTAGAAACAAAATTAAAAGAGATTGACGCTGATATTCGTATGCTTGAAGGAAGAAATAAAACACTACAATCCGATAAATTAATAAATGAAAAACTTAAAGAAAGAAATGATATTCAAAAAAAAAGCACCGAAGAAATAAAAAAACAACAAACAGAGACAGACAAACTTAAAGAAAAAATGACTGCTGTAGGTGAAGAGATTGAAAGTAGTATTAAAAATAATTTAAGAGACGCTATTACTGGAGCAAAATCATTTGGAGAGGCTATGACAGGTGTATTGAATCGTATAAGAGATAAAATTATTGATGCACAAATAGATAAGCTTATAGGTGGCTTTGGAGAGGCTTTTGGTGCTGGTGCATCTGGTGGCAAGAAAAAAGGTTTAGGAGGATTTCTTGGTGGAATACTTGGAGGACTTTTTGCAAATGGTGGAAAGCCACCTGTTAATAAAATTTCTTTAGTAGGAGAAAGAGGCCCAGAATTGTTTGTTCCTCGGTCTGCTGGTACTATTATTCCAAACAAACAACTTGGAGGGGGTACAACTAATATTGTTAATGTTTCCGTTGATGCGTCTGGTTCTGCTGTATCAGGTAATAATCAAGATGCACAGGCACTAGGTAATGTTATAGGGGCTGCCATTCGTGCAGAGCTTATCAAAGAAAAACGTGCAGGGGGTTTATTAAGTAGGTAATGGCAACTTTTCCATCAATCCAGCCAACATATTCTGGCTTTAGAAAAACAAGTTCACCAAAGGTAAGAACTACAGCTTTAGGTGATGGCTACCAATTCAGAGCTTTATTTGGCCTTCCTTTGACACAAGACCCTAAAGTATATGATCTTACTTTTGTAGTGTCTGAAGAGCAGTCAGACATCATTGAGGCTTTTTTAAGAAGCAGGGTAAACGATCAAGCAAGCTTTGATTTCACCCCACCAGCCGAAGGGTTTACAAAAACAGGAACTTATTCACAGTCATCATCTGCAACTGTGACAATAACAATTTCAAATCATGGCCTTGCTATCGGTGATGTCGTAACTATTGACTACACATCTGGTTCTGCTGTTGATGGTTCTTTTGTTGTCGCAACAACGGCTGATGATAATACTTTCACTGTCACGGCTAAGGCAAGTGCCACAAACTCAGGAAATGTTTCAGTAACTTTATCCGGTGCTGGTAAATTTATCTGCAAAACTTGGTCAAAACAAATTCCATATAACAACAGGTCTATAATTACAACAACATTTGAGGAGGTATTTGAACCATAATGGCAATTCCTACCGCAGAACTTCAATCTTTATCTAATAAATCAATAATAGAGTTGTATTCAATAACTCTTGTCTCTGCATTACATGGCTCAACAAATGTAAGCCGTTTTCATTCTGGTGTGGGCATGAATAGCAACGCTTCAATAATATGGCAAGGCAACACATACGATAAGTTTCCAATCATTGCTGAAGGTTTTGAATATACAGGCAAAGGCACACTGCCTAGACCAACTCTAACAGTCTCAAATATTCTTGGAACTATTACTGCATTAATGGCAACAGCAAACGCTACAACACCATTTAATGACTTGCAGGGAGCAAAATTTATAAGACATAGAACAATGGCTCAATTTTTAGACGCTGCAAACTTTCCATCAAATCAAAATCCATTTGGTACACCATCAAGTACAACAGAATTACCTCAAGAGATATATTTTATAGATAGAAAAGTTGTAGAAAATAGAGAAATTGTTCAGTTTGAATTGGCTAGTGTTCTTGATTTAAATAATATTCGTTGTCCTAAATTACAAGTAACTAGGAAAGATTTTCCCTCTGTTGGTACTTTTGTAAACGCATGAACTGGAAAGAACAAGCTGCTATACATGCTGATAAACAAGCTCCAAAGGAGTCTTGCGGGCTGTTGGCTATTATCAAAGGTAAAGAAACTTATTGGCCTTGTGAGAATCTTTCAGAGTCACCAGATGAATTTTTTGTTATAGATCCAGATAATTGGGCAGACTGTGAAGATGAAGGAGAACTTATTGGAATAATTCATTCTCATGCTTATGGTTCTGCCTTACCATCTGAAGCGGATAAAGCATCTTGTGAGCATCTTGGTTTACCTTTTTATATCTATAGTGTTGAGCAAAAAAACTGGGTAGATTTTGAGCCATCAGGTTATACATCTGGTTTATATGGCCGCACATGGATTTGGGGCAAGCATGATTGTTGGAGTTTAATTACAGATTATTTTTTAAATAAAAAACAAATAAATTTAAAATTTTGGGAAAGACCTAAAAGTATAAAAACTTTCTGCGAAAATCCATATTTTGAAAAAGTTTTAACTGGTTCTGGATTTAAAGAAGTTTCCAAAGATAATATTATTAATGATGATGTTTTGCTTATGCAAGGGTCAGATGAAAAATTAAATCATGTTGCTTTGTATATTGGCGATCAAACAATATTGCATCACAACATAAGACAGTTGAGTTGTAGAGAATTATATGATTTAAGATATATAGAAGCCACAAAAAAGGTTTATAGATATGAAGCTTAAAAAAATAAAAGTTTATGGCAGATTAAGAAAGTTTCTTGGGCAGTCTTATTTTGAAGCTGCTGTTACAAGTCCAAAACAGGCATTTCATTTTTTGATTGCAAACTTTCCAGAGGTAGAAAATCATATGATGAATCAGTTTTATAAGATAAAAATGGGCGGTATGGATATCACAGAGGACTTATTAAGTTTACAAAGTGATGATGATATACAAATAATTCCTATTGCTATAGGTGCTAAAGGAGTTGTAATTGGTGGATTATTAACGGCTGGTGGTTCTGCCGTTGCTGCAACAGCTTTTGGAGCAACATTAGTTGGTGGCATAGCTGCAACTGCATTAACAACGATTGGAACAAATATGTTAATAAACGAAGCAACCCAATTACTTACACCAACACCAGAAATACCTACTGCTGCTGTTACTGATACTTTTTCACAGAATGATCCTACATTTCAATCTTTTGGTTTTGGGTCAATTTCTAACGTATCTCAGGCTGGTGTTCCGATTCCAATAATATATGGAGAAGTTTTTATTGGTTCTGTCGTAATTAGTTCTGGTATTGATACTGTACAAGTGGAGGGAACAACTTAATGTCCATAAGAGGAAGACATTCTGCTTTTCATAGAAGAAGGTTTGAAGAAGCTGTAGTTGTACAGCCGAATCTACCTAAAGATGCCCTTCAATCAAAACAATTTCAAACGCTGATTGAATTATTAGGCTCAGGAGAGATAGAGGGGTTTCCAAGTGCTACAGGTAGTAAGGGTTCGACTGAATATAATATATCTGCTCTTAAAGACGTGTTTTTAAATAATACTCAGGTATTACAGCAAGCTGCTGGTACAAGTCCAAGTGATGAAGATTTTAATTTTCCTAATATTACCTTTGAACCCAGATTTGGAACTTCAAATCAAACAGCAATTGCTGGAATATCAGAGACAGAATCAGAAACTAGCGTTGGTGTAACAGTTACAAAAAATACGCCTGTTTCAAGGCAGATAACAAACACAAATATTGATGCTGTAAGAGTTACGCTTGGTTTCCCCACACTTCAAAAGTTTGAGGATAATGGCGATATAAATGGTGCTGAAGTTGCTCTTACAATTCAAACTATTGAAAATGATGGCACAACAAAAACTGTTATATCTGACACTGTAAAAGGAAGAACAGCAAGCACATATTTTCGAGATTATAAAATAAATCTTCCATCTGGCACTAGTTTTCCTGTCACTATCAGAGTTAATAGAGTTACATCAGACAGTACAGAGCCAACTTTACAAAATAGTTTCCAATGGTCATCTTTTACAGAAATAATTAATGAATCAAGAGCCTATGCAAATTTTGCCCATGTAGCTTTACGTTTTGATGCTGAATCTTTTCCTAATCAGCCAAGACGTATGTATAGGGTAAAAGGTACAAAAATAAAAATACCTCACAATGGAACTGTTAGGGCTGATGGATCTATAAGCTATAGCGGTACATTTAACGGCACTTTTAAAACAGATAAAGAATATTCAAGTGATCCAGCTTGGATTTTGTATGATCTATTAACTACTTCTAAAGGTTTTGGAGATCATATTGCAGAATCATCATTAGATGTTTTTAGCTTTTTCTCTGCCAGTCAATACGCAAGTGAACAAGTAGATGATGGGGCTGGTGGTACTGAAGCCAGATTTTCTTGTAATGTTGTTCTAAATTCTCAAAGGGCTGCGTATGACACTATTAATAATCTTGCCTCTGTTATGAGGGCAATGCCTTTTTATTCAGCAGGGGCAGTGAATATAAGCTGTGATAAACCTACAGATGCAAGTTATATTTACAATCTAAGCAATGTTTCTGAAGCTGGTTTTTCCTATTCCAGTGCTAGTAAAGACACAAAATTTACTGTTGTTAATGTTTCTTATTTTGATATGGAAACAGCCGAGATAGATTATGAGACTGTAGAAGATACAGCTTTACAAATAAAATATGGCATTGTAACAAAAAATTTAAATGGCTTTGCCTGTACATCAAGAGGTCAAGCTGCAAGGCTTGGACGTTGGTTTTTATATACACAAAACAATGAAGCAGAAACAGTTACATTTTCAGCATCATTAGAAAGCGGAACAATAGTAAGGGTTGGCACTGTTATTAATATTGCAGACCCTATGAGGGCAGGAGTAAGAAGAGGAGGGCGTATTAAAAGAGGGGTATCAACAACTGAAATAGTAATTGACGACTTTAGAAATACAGATCGAGATCATAGTAATGGAGGAACACTATCTGTAATTTTGTCAGACGGAACTTTAGAAACTAGAACTATAAATAATATAGTCAACGATACGATTCATGTAACCTCTGCATTTAGTTCAGTGCCACAAACAAACAGTGTGTGGGTAATAGAAAATACATCTGTTGAACTTCAGACTTTTAGAGTTGTATCTGTTACAGAACAACAATTATTAAATTATCAAATAGTTGCTGTTGTTCATGATCCAAATAAATATGCTTTTGTAGAAGATGGCACAGCATTGCCAGCAAGAACCATTACAACACTAACTGCACTAAAAGATGCACCAAGCAGCTTACAAGGAACAGAACAAATAGTGGTATTGAATAACAGGGCTGTAAGTAAATTATTTATCCAATGGCAACCTGTAAGCGGTGTAACTGAATATATGGTTCAATATAGATTCCAAAATGAAAACTTTATCTCTGAACGTATCACAAGACCTGATTTCACAATTTTTGAAACTTTAAATGGCACTTATGAAGTAAGAGTTTTTAGTTATAATGCATTAGGCAAGCCAAGTACAAATCCAGCAACCACAACATTCACTACTGTTGGTAAAACAGCTTTACCAGCAGATGTACAAAATTTAAGAATAGAACCAATATCAGATCAGTTTGTAAGATTACGTTTTGATAAATCTACAGATGTTGATGTTATTCATGGTGGGAACGTGGTTATAAGATCTTCAAACCTTACTGATGGCAGTGGAACTTTTACAAATGCAGTTGACGTCTTGCCTGAGTTAAGTGGTAATGTCAGCGAGTCGATTGTACCAAATATTGTAGAAGGAGAATATATCTTAAAGTTTCGTGATGATGGTGGCCGTTTGAGTGCTGGGGAAACATCAGTTGTAGTTACAAGTCCAGATCCATTACCAAAACTAACAGTTTTTACAGATAGAGAAGATACAGACTCACCTCCTTTTGGTGGTGCAAAAGTAGATTGTTTTTTCAGTGAAGATGTAAATGGTCTAGTACTTGGATCATTAGAAACTTTAGATGATGTTACAGATTTTGATGCTATTGCTGATTTTGATTTTTTAGGGGCTGTTGATATTACTGGTGGTTCTTATGAGTTTGCTAATACTTTAGATTTAGGTGGCAAACAACCTTTGAGATTACGCAGGCATTTTGTGACGCAGGGTTTCTATCCTAATGATCTAATTGATAAGAGAACAGCAAATATAGACACATGGACAGACTTTGATGGTGCTACTGCTTTTAATGTTGGGGCATCTTTATTAGTTGCTACAACTGAGATTGACCCTGATACTTCGGTTTCAGCCACCTATGAGCAGAATGGCACAACCATAACAATTACAAAGACTTCACATGGTTATTCTGTTGGTGATTTTGTTGTGATTGACTTCACCGCTGGAAGTGCAACTGATGGTAATTATGAAATAGTTACTGTTCCTAGTTCTAGTACCTTTACAGTTACTTCAGCGACGAGTGCAACCATTTCAAGCGGAACATCTTGCACTTATGGAGCAAACTTTTCAAGATTCAACCCTTTTGTAAATGGAACTTATGTTGGTCGTGGGTTCAAATTCAGATGTGAAATGGATAGTGACGACCCTGCACAATCAATAGAAATAGATCAGCTTGGATATACAGCAGAACTTGAGAGAAGAACAGAACAAAGATCAAATATTTCATCTGGTACATCATCATCTGGTCTTGCTGTTACTTTTGACCATACTTTCTTTACAGGTCAATCTGGAACAAGTGTCGGAGCTGGTACACAGTTACCTAGTATTGGTATTACTGCAAATGACTTAGGTGGTACTGAGAAGTTTGAATTAACTGATATATCTGGAAGTGGTTTTACAATAAAATTTACAAATGCTGGAAATGCTGTACAGGATAAAACATTTAGTTATACTGCTGTAGGTTTCGGACGTGGTAGTTAGTGTTGGTTTAAGATATACTTAGAGAAAATTTTGGATTAGGAAATGGCACAACACGATTATGTTATAGATAACTCCACTGGAGCAAACGTCAGGGCTGATATAAATAATGCTTTATTAGCAATTTCAAGTAATAATTCTGGATCATCCGCACCAAGTACTAATTACGCAAGTCAATTTTTTGCTAATACTTCAACAAGTATTATGCAGCTAAGAAATACTGCTAATAATGCTCATATAAATTTATTTAGTCTTGCAGGCGCACCCGCTTTCCCTTTAGATGGAACGATAAATAGTATAAATATAGGTAAAGGAGCAAACTCTGTTGCTGGTAACACTGTTCTTGGAGAAAGTGCTTTAGATGCTTCTGTTTCTGGTGAAAATAATACTGCGATTGGTAAAGCTGCATTAGGTGCATTAACTTCTGCTGCACATTGCACTGCTGTAGGTGCTTTTGCTCTTGACGCTAATACAACAGGAAATAGTAATACTGGACTGGGAAGGAACGCTTTAGGAGCAAATATATCTGGTGCAGCTAACACAGCCGTAGGTGCTTTGGCTTTGGAGGCTAATAGCACAGGTGCACAAAACACTGCTGTGGGTGCTTTAGCGTTAGATGATAATACTACTGCTGACAACAACACAGCCGTAGGTTATAACTCATTAGGATTAAACACAACAGGAGATTCAAACGTAGCTGTCGGACATAATTCTTTGGATGCTAATACGACAGGTGGTAATAATACAGGTCTTGGTCAAAGAGCATTAACCTCAAATACAACAGCTAGTAACAACACT